CGGAATGGCTCAAAGCCTTGACGAGAAGGACGTACCAAATGATGGACAGCGTTTTGCAGTTCTTACACCAGCACAGTACTACAAGTTACTTACATCTGATAACATCGCAGTCAATCGTGACGTAGATGGTATTGGTTCTGTAAGTAAAGGTACAGTGCCGATGGTAGCAGGAATTAAGATATTCAAGTCACAGCACCTTGCGGATCTTGTAACTTCGCTTTCTACAGGATCAGGAACACCAGGAGTAGAAGCTAACCAAGATCAGGATGATGACAACGCAGCTAACGATGTGTTTGGCGGAAGCGGAACAGGTTACAATAGTGATCTTTCCGACACTGGATTAATCGGTGGACACCCACAGGCGGTTGGTACTGTTAAGTTGCTTGACCTAGCTACTGAGGAAGATTATTCTGTATCGCATCAAGGCACTTTGTTTGTCGCAAAGTACGCTCTTGGGCATGGAATTCTTCGTCCGGAATGCGCTGTCGAGTACAGACTGTAGTATTAATAATCTACATATAATCATACACAGAGGATTGGGTGGGAGTCGTTATGGCTCCTGCCCTTTTCTTTTCCATAAACAAACAACTCATTAACAAAATATATGGCAACACTTACATCGCAGCTAGAGGCTGTTAACACTATGTTGGGATACATAGGAGAAGCTCCAGTCAATAGCATAAGCAACACTTCTGAGCTTCCAGTGTCGGCTGCTAACGCTGTATCAATACTTGATGAAGTTTCAAGAGAGGTACAAAGCGAAGGTTGGCATTTTAATACTGTAAAAGATTACGTTCTTTCTCCAACAAATAACTCAATCACTCTACCTAATAATACACTACAGGTAGACCATGAGGGGACTGAGAATGTTGACTTAGTACAGAGAGGTCTTTCTTTATTTGATAGGAAGAACCAAACAACAACTTTTACAAATGACATTAAGGTGACTATATCATTTCTACTGGACTGGGATGATTTACCGGAACAAGCAAGAAGATATATAGCACTAAAAGCTACAAGATCCCTTCAGTCACGATTGGTTGGCTCTAGAGAACTTGAAGCACTTATCATTAGAGACGAGTTTGCAGCAAAGGCTAACCTGGAAAGATCCGATAGTGCTAACTCTGACAGAACAATTTTCGATAACTTTGATGCTGTTACAAGAATAGGTATCAACAGAAACTACGACTTATATTAATAACAATATCACATGGCTTTAATAAATACTTCACTTCCCAACCTTGTCCAAGGTGTTAGTCAACAACCAGACACACTTAGATTTGATGGACAATGTGAGGAGCAGATAAATGCTTTGTCTTCGGTGTCCGATGGATTGAAGAAAAGACCCAATACAAGATACCTAACACAGCTTGTAAGTTCTGCTATTGAAGACGATGCTTTTGTGCATTTTATCAACAGAGACAAGGCTGAGAGGTATGTGCTTATTATTAACAGTAATGTTGCACAGGTTTATGATATTTTAAATTTCGCTTCAATTACCCTTACAGGAACAGTAAGTTTTACCAGTGGGCATTACCTTCACCTAGCTAACAATGTAAAGCCTAAAGAAGCCTATAAAGCCCTTACAGTTGGTGATACTACTTTTATCTTAAACACAACAGTTGATGTAGACAGAGCTTCTACAAAGAGTGCTCTTATAGCAGCCGATAACAAAGCAATAGTATTTATAAAACAAGCAGATTACTCAACTGAATACACTGTAGAGGTTACAGACGCTGGAGGAACTACGTACAAAGCAACTTATGTTTCTGGTCAACAACCAACTAATAAAATAAAAGACTCACGCCTTCGTTCTGGAGTAATTGCTGCAAAGCTTAACACTGAATTAGGACAAGCAATAAGTGGCTCTAATTTTTCTGTTTCCACGCCTTCATCTTTACAAGCTGCTCATGCTCGTACAGAAGTATTCTTTGAAGATGATGGCGGAAATGACGAAGATCCCGATAATATAGATGACTTTGGAAGACCAGACAATTTCTTCACTGTAACGTCTAGTTCTTCTTCTCCTTTTAAAATAAGAGTATCTGACAGTAAATCTGGAACAGCACTGGGAGTGGCTTATAAGGAAACTGATGCTCTCTCTGATTTACCAAAGGTGGCCCCAAACAATTTTAGAATAAAGATACGAGGATCTGTTGAGGACAACGAGGATGACTACTACGTAAAGTTTGAGACAAATGATGGATCAGCAATAGGTGAAGGAGGTTACTTTGAGGATGTAGGTTTTGATGAATTTATAGCTTTAGATGCTACTAAACTCCCCTATAAACTTGTTAACACATCAGTAAATAATTTTAATTTAGCAGAGTCTACTTGGACAACTAAGCAAGCAGGAGATGATGATACAAACCCCTTCCCTTCTTTCTTTAACGTCTCATCAGGAAACAACGGAGACAGGAAGATATCTAACATATTCTTCTACAAGAACCGACTAGGTTTCCTTTCAGAGGGTAGTGTTATTATGTCAGAAGCAGGAGAATACTTTAACTTCTTTCGCACCACTGTAAGAACCCTGTTGGACTCAGATCCGATAGATGTCAACGTAGCTAGTACAAAGGTTACAAAGCTAAAGTCAGCAGTAGGATTCCAAGAGAACCTTATACTGTTTGGAGAGCGTGGACAGTTTGTTCTTAGAGGAGGAGATCTACTCACTCCCAAAACAGTTTCAATAACACCAGTAACAAACTACGAAACAGACACAAGCACTACACCACTTGAACTTGGAAGTTATGTTTACTTTCCGTTTACAAGGGGAAGCTTTTCAGGAGTGCGTGAGTTTACAATAAACGCAAACACGGACACCTATGACTCTGTTGAGATAACAGCCCACGTACCTCAGTACATTCCTTCAGGCGTTATGGACATGGCAGGCTCTACTACAGAGAACTGCATTTGTGTTGTGAGTGAGTCTGATAATAAAAGTATGTATGTGTACAAGTACTACTGGGAGGGTGCACAGAAGATACTAGCAAGTTGGAGTAAGTTTACATTCCCCTTCTCTGTTGTTGGCTTTGAGTTTGTTGAGAGTGATCTATACATCGTAGCAACAAAGAGTAATAAGACTGAGTTACTTGTTATGCCTATGGAAGAAAAGCTTATAGACTCAGGGGCATTGTTTAACACTTACCTTGATCTTAGACAAAGTGCTACTATTGCAAATGGAGCAATCACTCTCTCATTCACTCCAGAAAGTGATGACGTAATCCAAGTATATACAAGAGAATCTGGTAGTACTAAAGCAGGAGCTTTGATACCAAGTACTGTTAACGGAACCACTGTTACTGTAGACACTTCTCATAACAACACCCCAGTGTGGGTAGGTGTTAAATACACCATGAGCTACACCTTTAGTGAGCAGATGTTCAAGCAACGTGCTAACCAAAGAAGCAGCCCATCAGGATACCAAAGACACTTCCTAAAGGGAGGCACTTTGTTCTTTGATGACACTGCAAGTTTCAAAGTAGAGGTCACACCAAAAGCTAGACAAGTTTACACAAACACATTCTCTAGTAATATTGTTGGCAGTACTGTTGTTGGGACACTTCCCATCGAGTCAGGTTCATTTAGTTTTCCTATAATGTCTTCAGCAAAGGACACAACAATTAAACTCATTAACGATTCAGCGTTGCCTGGTAACTTCCAGTCAGCAGAGTTTGAATCCTTTATTCATGCTAGAAGTAGACGTGTTTGATAGATCAGTTATTAAGTACCCTTCGGTTGAGGTTGTTGAAGCCCATCCGGATCATGCAGATTATCTTGCACCCAGGCTTCGTGCAGGAGACAACATGGAATGTATGTGCCTTGGGAAGAAACCAATAGAAGCACTTCACGATGCCTTTAAATATGACCTGGCTACCTTATCAGCCCTAAACAATGAAGGGAATCCTATTGCTATGTTTGGCGTAGGTGAAGGAGACTTCTTTCCCTATCTATGGATGCTTGGGACTGATGAATTATCCAAGAAGCATAAGAAAGATTTTGTAAGGTACTCAAAGACTTGGGTGAATGAGTTGTTGAATCTTACCGGAGGAATAGCAGGGAACTTTGTTTACAAATACAATAGACCAGCAGTTCGATGGTTACGTTGGGTAGGCGCAGACTTTACAGGAGAGACAGTTTTTAACAACGAACCTTTTTACAAATTTATATTAATAAACAATAACGAAGAAGAAAAAGAATAATTTATGTGTACACCTTTAGCAGCAGTATCAGCACTCGTAGGAGGAGCGCAAACAATTTCCTCAGTTGTAGGCCAAAGACAGCAAGCAGAAATGCAACAGCAAGCACAAGCAACGGCTTCATCCCAAGAACGTCAAAGATACCTAGCAGAAGTATCTGCGATGAGAACCCAACAGCAACAGGAGATGGTTGCAAGGGCGCAGAGGATTCAAGAAGCCAACAGAAAAGCTATGGAAGCCAGAGCCACTGCTAGGGTAAGCGCAGGGGAGTCAGGCGTAAGTGGACTTAGTGTTGATGCTCTCATGGGCGATCTAACAAGAAAAGAAGCTGAATACACTTTCTCAGAACAAAGGCAAGCAGAGATGACTGATGTTAATAGACAGATTCAATTACAGGAGTCAGGGATAGGATTTAATAGAAATATGCTTCGCATTAATAAACCAATAGAACAACCTGACTATCTAGGCTCAGCCCTTGGAGGCATACAGTCAGGACTTAGTACTTACTCATCACTCAAATAAATTAATAATTTTATGGCACAGAAACCAAGAACTCAAGTTGACGTACCTTTCGGAAAAGCCCCTTTACGTCCTACTATACAAGGAGCAGGAAGAAACCAAGTATTTGTAGCACCTCTTCCTAGACAAACATCAGCGCAAGTACTAGCAAAAAACCTGTCTCAATTTAGTAACGTATTAGGTCAGTTTAGCAACGTACAAAAGCAAAGGGGAAGAGAAGCTGCTATGGCCCTTACAAATGAAGAGGTCATTGCTCAGATAGATGGAAGCAACCCTAGAAGATTTAATCCTTTTGATAAGATAGGTTTTCAGAAACAGTTCAGTGAAGATGTTTACGCTAGAGGCTTTGATTTAAAGATTAAACCACAACTCACTCAATTAGGAAATGATATTAAAAGAATGGGTGTTGAAAGAGTTCCAGACGCTATAGCTTTAGATAAAGTTATTACTGAAGGTCTTGATAAAATAAACCAAGAAGCTCTTGAAAGTGTAGGAGACGATGATTTTCAAAAGTATGCACATAACGTATTGTTTTCTAACGCTGCTGCTTCCTTCAGGGCAAGTACAAATGAATCTTGGAATTTTGACAGGCAACAATATTTAAAAGATGCTTCTGCTGAAGGAGCAGGGAGAAGCCTAGAGAGTTTTGTAGACAACCCAGTGATACCTGTAGGCAAAGTTGTAGTACAACCTAAACATAGAGCTACAGCTTATGGAGGAGCTTCTATAGATCCTACAACAGCAGAAGATCAAGAAAAAGCTGACAGAGGAGTTCCTGGGTACGAAGGGTTTAGTCAGACAGTTGGAGCTTCTGGAAGAAAACTTATTCCAGGATACAGCGTTGCCTCTAACTATTATCCTCAAGGAACTATCCTCGACATAGATGGCAAGGAATATCGAGTAGATGACACAGGAGGAATGGCTTTGAATGTAGTGGACTTCTACGCTGGAGATGACAAGGAAATGTATGATTCTTTTGCTAAGAAAAAGATTAAGTCAGTAAAAGTTGTAGACCCCTCCTCTAAGTCAGGAGATAACATAAAAGAAGGGGTACAATCTTGGGTGAGTTCTATTGACGAAAAACTTGCAAACTCAGGACACACTACAACAGGGGCAAGAAAAGCAGTCATAAGAAAAGCAGTTGATGATGTTGTAATGAAACACGCAATGGAAGGTGATTTTATAAAAGCAAGAGAGATAGCCGACAGTCTTGAAGACTCCACTGCAAATAATGTTCCTATATTCAAAGGAGATGATTACGTCCCTTCTTTATTAAGAAAGATTCAAAATGAAGAAGAAGCTCAAACTGCTGCAAACGCCAAAGAACATCCCAACGCTGTTGAAGAATATTTTAGAAATCAAATAAGCCCTGAGATAAATGCTTTAAAAAAGACACAAGCTGAAACAAGTAGAGAAGCAAATCTTTTTATAGAACCTTTAGGAGAAGAACCTTTTGAAACCTATATCGAAAAACTCATTAATAAACCCAACGAAGAATGGTTAAAAGAAAAGTGGACTTTAGGAAGTGAGACAAGAGTAAATTTACTTAGAGAAAAGTTATCTGATTACCTAGTTGAAGAAGGCAATAAAATTGACAGTGCAATGGAAAAACTTCTTCCAGACGGAGATACAGGGTACTTGCTTGATACTTATGTTGATTCAACTTCGATAGAAAATATATACAAAGGTAAGGCAAACTATGCAGATTATTTTACAGAAGATCTTAAAACAGAAAGATTAACTTTAAAACCAAACTACGCAAACCATTTGAGGCTTCTTTTAAACAGAGAAACTATCGCTTTCAACGCTAAGATGAGAGCAAAAGGAAGAGCTTTAGTTAGAGACGTTTCTATAAACAACCAAGAGAGAGAAACAATAATGCGAGGTTATGCTAATGACCAAGCTGAATTTACAAGGAATAAAATACAGCGAGATTTTGATGGGTTTATAAAAAACGACACTTCAACGCCTGATAAAACAACATCTTCTAAATCAAGCTTATTAGAAAAAACAACTGAAATGTTTGATAGGGGAGGAGCTACAGAAGAAGAGGCTGAAAAATTGGCAAGAGGTAGGCTTCTTAGAGATCCAGATACGTTCCCTGCCTATAAAGATAATACTCCAGATGCTACCTTAGAAGCTAACTTTGGATGGCGTGACACGGGTAAAAATAATAATTACGAAAAAGATGATTATGACAGATATAACGATCTAAAAAATAAAACTCAAAATGCTGGCTTGTTTAAGGAAGAAAAGTCTATAGATGTGTTCTTCGTTGACAGAAGAAGAATAATAAGGAAGTCTGATTTTGTCCCTAAATTAATCGAGATAATTCAAACAGGCAAACTAGGGGAAGCAAGTAGCTCTGATTACATTTCAGGATTTTCGACTGGGGTAACTTTTGACGAAGAACAGGTGTTTGAAAGAAAAGCAGAAATGTTTGATTTAATAAGCGAAGCTGGTGTTGAAGTCGATGAAGCAATATCTGGTAATATAAATGTAGGAGAGTCTTCATATAACGTTAGAAGAATTATTAAAGAAAATTGGAGTGCTATGCCTATCCTGCTTTGGCAAGACATAACCTCTTACGAAGAAAACCCTAAGAATAATAATTTTATAATAGAAGATATAATAAGAGCAAACGACCTTGATATAACAGTAGACACATTTGTTAAGGCTCAAAAAGCAATTTTTAAAAGAAACATTACTCCCAATAATCAAAAAGAACAATAATGGCAATATCAGATTTATATAAACAAGGGGCAAAGGCTGCGAGAACTGCTGGATCAGGATTACAACAAGCAAGGGCTACTGAAGCAGGATTACAACAAACTCAACAACTCACCCCAAAAGAACAAGCAATAAAAGATCAAAACAACGCACAGGATGAAGAAGATCCAAGCGTTATTAAAGACGTTGCTTTAGCGCCCTTTAGAGGAGTGTTGGAAGCTGCTACAGGTATAATTGACTTAGCCGATGCAGTAGCTCCAGGAGATTGGATTGATGATGAGTTTTCTTTAAACTTTTTAGGAGAGTCTCAAACAGCAGCAGGAGGTTTTGTTTCCGGAGTATCCCAATTCTTAACAGGATTTTTTCCTGGCCTAGGCGTAGCAAGTAAAATTGGGAAAGCTACTAAATTAACAAAGCTTGCCAAGGGAGGCTCTAAATTAGAAAAGGCTGGTAAGTATGTTGTAAAGCCTATGGCAGCCGGAGCTATTGCTGACTTCTCAGTATTTGATGGGCAGGAAGCTAGGTTAAGTGATTTAATTGAACAGTACCCAAACCTTTCTAACCCCATAACACAGTACTTAAAGTATGAAGGTAATGAGGACAGTGAGTTAGAGGGTAGATTAAAAAACGTATACGAAGGACTTATTCTTGAAGGAATTGTAGGAGGAACTCTTGTTGCTTTTGTAAAGAGTTTAAAGGCACTGCGTTCTTATAGAAAGGGTGTTGATAGTGGTTTAAATAAGAAAGAGGCAGCTTCTAAGGGATCTCAAGAGTTTTACAAAGAAGACCCAACAACAGAAAACATAGCTAAACCTGTAAAGAAAGACACTAAAGACACAATTATTACGCCAGAAGAAACAGCAGAAGAAGCAAAGAGTCTCGGCATTTCTCTGAAGTACAAAAACGGAAGATTTAAGAAACCAGAAGTTTTAAGAAAAGAAGTAACAGAAGCC